TCTATTTGATAGGTTATATGATATATGCTATAATTCAGGTAAATGGAAGAAGTGGGTTTCTAACATCAACAGGATCTCAAAAGACCAGTTAATAATGACTTCTTGTCATTATGTGTTATCTAACCCAGACTTTATTAATGAAATTAAGTCACAATTCCCAGACGCTGATAGAATAATTAAGAAAAGAATTAAATCACAGTTAAAGTTGTTACATGAGCAAACAAAAAGTTATTGCATTTGATTTGGATGATGTGATTTGTTATCGTCCAGATGGATATGAGCACCTTGGTGTTGACAAATATAATTACTGTATGCCATATCAAGAAGCAGTTGATTTGGTAAACTCTCTATATGAAGAGAATTATATTAAAATCTATACTGCAAGAGGAATGTCTCAATTTAAAGGGGATGTTGATTTAATTCACGAATTCCTGTATAATGCTACTATAGATCAATTAAATTTCTGGGGTGTTAAATTTAATGAGTTGATTATGGGTAAAACTCATTATGATGTTTTAATAGATGATAAAGCATTAAACTCACATAAAATTAACAAATCAACTATCAATCAATTTCTAAAGGAGGGAATTAATGGCCAAAGTTAAAGCAGGTGCATTGGGTACTGCTGATTACATAGAAGCAATACCAAAGAAAACAAAACAGGGTAGAGGAAAGCATACAAAGTATTCTGCTAGTTCACGTAATAAGGCAAAAAAGAGATACAGAGGACAAGGTAGATAACAATAAAACCCCCGACAGGGGGTTTTTTAATGCAATTGTTAAGAAGGTTGATAAATAAACAAAGGAAATAATATAACAAATACCTACTCGTGGCAACAAAACGCTTATCTAGGGGATTTAAAGACATTAGTTTTTCATTTGTGCCTCATCCAGTCACAAAAGATCTTCCTGTCTTGAGTAATGAAAGAGCAATTGCTAGATCTGTTCGTAATTTAGTTGAGACTATACCAACAGAAAGATTTTTTAGTCCTTATTTGGGGACTGATATTCGCAAAAGTTTATTTGAAAACTTTACGCCCGATCTTGATATGGTCATTGAAGATCAAATTAAAGAAACGGTAGAAACTTTTGAACCAAGAGTAGATAATTTAAAAGTTCAAGTTAATGCTCAACCAGATTTAAATAGTTTTGAAGTTATAGTATTTTTTGATATTGTTGGATTAGATGTTCCTACACAATCATTTAACTTCTTATTAGAACCAACCAGGTAGTAATATGCCTTTCACACAGTTTACAAGTCTAGATTTTGATCAAATCAAGGCTCAAATTAAAGATTATCTTCGAGCAAACTCAAATTTTACTGATTTTGATTTTGAAGGTTCTAACTTTTCGGTCTTAATTGATACTTTAGCGTATAACACATATATTAATGCATTCAATGCTAACTTGGTTGCAAACGAATCTTTCTTGGATTCTGCAACTATAAGAGAGAATGTTGTATCATTAGCAAGAAATATTGGATATGTACCTCGCTCAAAGACTGCTTCAGTTGCAACAATTAAACTGGGTGATATTGAAATAAGTGATAATTTAGCAGATCCACAAATTCCTTTTATTACTTTAAGAGCAGGTCTTGTATGTGTAGGTAATGCAAATAATTCAACATATAGATTTTCTATTCCTGAAGATATAACCTCTACTAGGATGGTTACTATTAATGGAAAAAGATATGCTCAATTTGATGATAATATTTCACTTCATGAAGGAACATTATTATCAAGAATATTCCTTGTAGATACTTCTATAGATCAAAGATTTATTTTAGATACTCCAAATATTGATAGTTCTACTATTAGAGCATATGTTAAAGGTCTTAATGATAGTGGAATTGGTAGAAAATATTCTCCAGTTGATAATATATTGAATATTGATAATAAATCAGAGATATATCTAATGCAAGAAGTTCAGGATGAAAAATATGAACTTATGTTTGGTGATGGTTTATTTGGTAGGAAGTTAGAAAATAATCAAACTATTACTGCAAGATATATTGTTACTGATGGTGAAACTGGTAATGGTGCTTCTGAATTTAGTTTCCAAGGAACCTTCTCAAATCAGGTGGGTGCACTTATACAACCAAATGATAATGTTACTGTAACTACCGTTCAGTCCTCCTCTAATGGTGCTGAAGTTGAAGACCTAGCATCTATTAAGTATTTTGCTCCTAGAATCTATTCAGCACAGTACAGAGCAGTTACACCAAGGGATTATGAAGCAATAATACAAACGATCTATCCTAAAACAGAATCAGTTGCTGTTGTTGGTGGTGAAGAGTTAGATCCACCACAATTTGGTAGAGTACAGATTAGTATTAAACCAAAAAATGGTACATATGTTTCTGATTTTGACAAACAACAAATTAAAAATAAGTTAAAGAGTTATGCAATTGCTGGCATAAATTCCCAGATTGTAGATCTTAAAATTCTTTATGTTGAGATTGATTCAACTGTTTATTACAATACATCTCAAATTGCTGATTCATCTACATTAAGAACAACGATTATTGGTGCATTAAATCAATATGCAAATAACGTTGAGATTAATAAATTTGGTGGTAGATTCAAATATAGTAAAATGAATCAATTAATTGACAGAGTTGATAATGCAATCACATCTAACATTACTAAAGTTAAGATTAGAAGAGATTTAAAGGCATTAACAAATCAATTTGCTCAATATGAATTATGTTTTGGTAATAGATTCCATGTTAATTCTGCAGGAATGAACATTAAGAGTACAGGTTTTACTGTTGCTGGATCATCTAAAACCGTTTACTTTACTGATATTCCAAATAAGGATGCAAATGGTGATCTTGATGGAAGTAATATGGGAACATTAACTGTTATTAGTGTTAATGAAAAGAATGAAAAGAAAGTTATTGTTAAAGACATTGGAACAGTAGATTATAAGAAAGGTGAAATATTGATCAATACTGTTAATATCACTTCTACTGTTGCTGATAATAACTTAATTGAGATACAAGCATTCCCAGATTCAAATGATGTTGTTGGATTAAAGGATTTGTATCTCAGTTTTAACGTTTCAAATAGTACGATAAATATGGTTAAGGACGTAATTGCTTCAGGTGAAGATGTTTCAGGCGTTGTATTTACAAGAGATTACTACACATCAAGTTACTCAAATGGGGTATTAGAGAGGAAATAAAATATGTCGCAAATTGATAAAAGAATACAAGTCAATAAAATTATTGAGAATCAGTTACCCGATTATCTGGTAGCTGATTTTCCTAATGCAGTAGAGTTATTCAAACAGTATTATATTTCTCAAGAATATCAAGGAGGTCCAAACGATCTAATTAGTAATCTTGATCAATATATTAAAGTTGACAATTTAGTTCCTGAAGTTGTTGTTGGTGTTACAACTATAACATCTGCAGTTTCATCATCAGATACTACTATCAGTGTTCCTTCAACAAAAGGTTTTCCTTCTGAATATGGTTTATTAAAAATTGATGATGAGATTATTACATATACTGGAATAACAACTAATACATTTACTGGTTGTGTTCGTGGATTTAGTGGTGTAACTGGATATAACGTTGGTATTACATCATCTTTAAATGATGTTAATAAAGAAAATTTAGTATTTGAGGATACTGTTTCTGCTGCTCATGTTAATGGAACATCAGTCACTAACCTTAGTGTACTATTTTTACAAGAGTTTTATAAGAAATTAAAAAGAACATTCTTACCTGGATTAGAAAATAATAAGTTTACTGATAAACTTGATGTAGGTAATTTTGTTAAATTTGCTAGATCATTCTATCAATCAAAGGGTATAGAAGAATCTATTAGAATTTTGATGAAAGTTCTATATGGTGTTGAAGCTAAAGTTTTAGATCTTGAAGACAATTTAATAAAACCATCTGGTGCTGAATTTATTCGCAGAGAAATTGTTATTGCTGATCGTATAGGTACTGGTGATCCAACTAAATTGGTTGGTCAAACGATCTTTAAGTCTACTGACCTTAGAACTAATGCTTCAGTATCTGAAGTAGAACCAATAACAAGAGAAGGTAAAACTTACTTTAAGTTATCATTATTTGTAGGATATAGTGATAGAGATTTAATCGAAGGTACTTTTACAGTTCCAGGTAATACAAAGGTTATTGAACCAGTTTCAGTTGGATCATCAATTATTGATGTAGATTCTACTATTGGTTTTGGTAAGACTGGAACAGTAGTAAGTGGTGAAAATGTTATTTCATATACTTCAAAGAGTGTAAATCAATTCTTTGGATGTAGTGGTGTTGCATCTGGTATTGGTACTGCAGATAATCTTAGATCAAATGAAGTAGTATTTGGTTATGCTGATGGTGATTTAAATAAAAAAGTTGAATTAAGAATTACTGGAGTTCTTTCAAAATTCTTGCCAGTATCAGATATTTCACTTGTAAAAGAGGGTGAGAGGGTATATGTTAGAAATATTGGAGAAAAAATAGAAAATCCTGGTGTAAATCAAACATATAAAGAGATATTTGCAAATTCTTGGATTTATAATACTAGTTCAAAATATGAAGTTAGTGAAATAAGTGGTTCAACATTTAGTATAGAGAGTTCTATTGATAGGTCTAGTTTAAGACTTGATGATAGATTTGCTGTTGTAAAAAGAGGATCTCATGATGTAGAGATAGTAGGTACTGTAAGTAATATTGACAAAAATCTTGGTCAAATAACTCTTGCAAATTTAGGTGGTTGGACTCCAGTTGTTGGTCAATATTATGATATTAGAAGAGTTCTTAAGAAGGCATCAAGTTCTGGTGTACCAATTTCTTTAGGTAATGATAATATTATTTCTGATGTTTTGAATGTATATACTGACGGTGAGACAGATGGTTATGTTGCTTCAAACTCTCTACCTAGTTACAATATTTCAGCAGCAACATTAAAGGAATCTATTCCTGTTGCAGATTCAACTAATTTATATAATCAAGGTACAAATAATCTTTATAGTGAGATTGGTTTTAATACTGGAACTGGAGATATTAAGTTTATTCAGGGTGATCCAGTTGTTTATACTTGTGGTATAGCAACTCAACCTATGCCTGGATTAGTTTCTGGGCAAACATATTATGTTGATGTAATTGATAGGGCTACACCATCATCTAGAAAGTTTAAAATTAAATTATATCAATCAATTGGACAAATTGGTACTATTAATTCAGTATCTGGAATAACAAATCACGTTCAATTTGGAACAGCACCAGGCACACATACATTTACTTTATTAAATCATTATAATAGAACTTTAAGAGATAATAGAATATTAAGGAAGATCCCATTATCACAAAATCATTTTGTTACTGGAAAAGGACAGACTCCAGTTAATGATCTAGGTATTTTGATTGATGGTGTAGAAATAAGATCTCAAATACCTGATGATAATATTTTCTTTGGACCAATAACATCCATTGACATGTTTAATGGTGGAAAAGGATATGATGTTGTCAATCCACCTCAAATAGTAGTTGATGATAGTATTGTTAGAAGTCCTTCAACTGGTGCAATAACTGGATATGGTACTACTGCTCTTATCCAACCTGTTTTAGAGGGAACTGTTAAAGAAGTATTAGTAGATCCTCAAGATTTTGATATTGATAAAGTTAAAACATTAACATTAACTGGTGGTAATGGTACTGGTTGTATTCTTGAACCAGTTATGGGTCCAAGATTTAGGGAATTAGAATTTGATAGTAGGGATATTTTCTTTGCTGGTGGTGTTTCCATTGCAGACGAAACTATTACATTTACTACAAGTCATAATTTGGCAGAAGGTGAGAAAGTTTTCTATAGCAGTAATGGTAATGATAGAATGGGTATTGGGGTATATAAAGATCCTGGAAATACCATTACAGGAACATTAGCAAATGGTGCACCATATCATGTTGGTATAGTTAATGATCAAACAATTAAATTATATCCATCTGAAAATGACGCTTTATCTGGAATTAATACTATTGGTTTATCTACAGATACAAATGCAAGTGGTATTCATAAATTTAGAACAACTTCTAAAAACACTTTAAAAACTATAAGAGTATTAAATTCTGGTTCTGGTTATCAGAATAGAAAATTAAATGTAAGACCATCTGGAATATCAACAGCATATAATACAATTAATTTTGTTAATCATGGATTTAATAGTGGAGATTTGATTGAATATGCTCCAACTATTGGTGTTGGAACTAGTGAACCAAAGGCAATAGAAGGATTAAGTACTTCAAAGTCTTATTATGTTATGAAAGTTGATGATAATTCATTTAGATTAGCAGATGCTGGAATTGGTGGAACATCAAGAATAGATTATAATAGAAAGAAAGTCGTTGGTTTGACAACTACTGGTACTGGATATCAAACATTTAAGTACCCAGATATTCAAGTTAAAGCAGAAGTATCTTATGGATCTACTGTTACTGGTACATTTAACTTTACACCTATCGTTACAGGTGAAATAATTGATGCTTACTTATATGAAGAAGGAAGTGAATATGGGTCAACTATATTAAATCATCATAAAAATCCAGCAATAACAGTTAAAAATGGTAAGGAAGCAGAATTAAAACCAATTGTAGTTGATGGAAAGATAGTTGATGTTGTTGTAATGAATAAGGGTAAAGAATATTATTCTATACCTGAAATTGATGTAGTTGGATCTGGTAATGGTGCATTATTCAGACCAGTAATAAGTAATGGTCAACTTACTGATATTGTTGTTATAAATTCTGGAATTGGATATACTGATGCAAATTCAACTAATGTTTATGCAGATGCCAGAGGACATGGTGCATTGTTTGAACCAAGAGTTAGAAAATTAACTGTTAATAATACTGAAAGATTGGGAAGATATCATTTAGCACCAGAAGATAATGATTCATTAGGTCTTAGTATTCTTGGATATAATCAGGAATT